ACCGGTTTTCAGATAGTCGTAAAATCTGCCGGTAACATCAGTCTGAAGCTGGAAAAGGAATTCATCATCAGTCATCTGAACGGCGTTCTCATAACCGTGGTCCTTGATTGCTTCGATAGATACAGCCTTTGCGTACTTTTCGATAGTCATTTCCGCATAGGTCTTTTCTTTTACGGTAAACTTGCTGTAAGGGATTTCCTCACCCTCACCAACATTTCCACGCTGTAAAGTACCCTCTGCGTATTTGGACTTGAGTACAGCACCCGGCTGCTTTTTGATAGGTCTCATGATACCCAGAATCTCACGCAAGTGTTCCCAGTTTCTTTCGAATCTGGTAACAAAATCAATCTCACGTGCCGTTACCTGGATATCATTAGTCATAATAAGATTTGTTTTTGCTGGCATAAAAAATCCTTTCTACCCATAATTGTTAAGGTATTGGGTTAGCGGCTATACTCTGGTGTATAGTCGGTGTAAAAATCACTGGAATAACTGGATATTCTGAGCAATTGCAGCCTGTCTCTCGGACGGGTCTTTGATCGCTTCGATATCTTTTTTGGTCATACTTCCCGGTGTCTGCTGCTGTCCAACGTGAGTGGTAAATCTTGCCTGGTTCTGCTGAGCCTGCTGCTGAGATTCGTCCACAAAAGCGGATGCATCAGACTGTTTCATCTGCTCAATCAGATCATTTAATCCGAGAATTTTGCCGTCTTTCAGCTTTAATCCTGCTTCTTTGATGTCTGCCATGACTGATTTCTTTGCCGCTTCGCTGGAAAACTTAACGTCATCGAGTGCCACTTTCAGAGCATCCGAGAAATCACGGTCGTAGATTTTTGCATTGAATTCTTTCTCTGCATCTGCCGCTTTCTGTTTCCAAGTCTCTAACTCGCTTTTAATATTTGCCGGGTCGATACCGTCAAAACTTTTTAAGGTTTCTTCTGCTGTCTCAGCACGTACTTTCCAGTCATCACGTTCTCCCTCGACTTTTGACAGAGTTTTTGCAACTTCCTTTGCATTCTTGTAATTCTCAGAGAGTGCTTTCTTTACATCTGCCTGTTTATCCTCCGGGATTTCAATTCCAAATGATTTTAAAGTGTCAATAAGTTTCTGCATAACATCCTCCTGGTCGTGTTTATTGACCTGCCGCCGCAGGTAAATGGATTAAGCCAGTTAGACCACTGGCAAGGTAATCGGAAAGGCAGGAATCGAACCTGCGACCTCACATTTACAGTGCGATCTACCACTGAGCTACATTCCATGCCGCCTATAACGGCCAACCCTCTAAAAAGAAACTGGGGTGAATTTCACTTCTTTCGCTATAGCGTAAATCCACCTGAGACATAGACCACCTGTATACAAACAGCTTAACTCTAAGCGGATTAAAGCGGAGCGCCCGGAATCGAACCGGAGACCAGAGTGCGACTCTGTCAGTTTTCCACTAGCGTACATTCCACATAACCCGGATTCCCGGGTTAGCAAGGTGTTTAACGTGTCATGCCTGCCACGAGTTGTTTCGGATATTTATTTCTTTTTTAAAAGAAAAGTATGAATAACAAAAACCTTAATCAAGGAGGTGAGCCATCTTGCGTGCCAGATGGCAAATACGCACGACAGGATTCGAACCTGTTCAACTTTCCGTTAAAGCGTGCGTACCAGCTACTAAATTAAAGAAAGGAGGATTAAAACGAAAATGTCAAAAACAACCGTTTTACTTGTACTTCCTGCTGCACAATTACATTATAACAGATTTCTTTCAATCACCTCTCTACCACTTTTTTTGTTTTTAGAGCATATCACGGAGCTTTTCCACATATCTCTTGACGAGATCACGTTCCTCCCGGCATTCTGCATCCTTGGACATATCGCTCATTTCTGTTGTGAGTTCGTCAAGATGTTCTTCCAGAGCAGCGAGCATCTTCCTTTTGCAGTCTTCAGATTTGCCAGAACGATAGCTCTGCTTCTGTGTCATATAGTCGTCATAAGCATCTCGTCCGTCAGAGCGGCTGTAATGCCCTCTGACATAATGCTCGCCGCGTCTGGCATAAGAACTGCCACGGTCGTAATCCGGCATCATTCTGCCGCCATTTGCGCTGTATCTCCCCATGCTGTCGCGCTTTCTTCCACGTTCGCTGTAATCGTCATTATATCCACCGCGCATCTCATCAAGAACAGCGTTGTAATACTCCGCTTTCTTATCCCAGTATTGCGTGTTCTTTATGTCTTTGTACATGTCAATCAGTTTGTATGTCATTTCCAGATTTCCGGTAGTCAGTCCATTGTCAGCGATTTTGGAAAGTTCATCTTCGATTCTTGCACATAAGTCTTTAACGTCTCTCATAATTACACCTCCTACGCTTCTCTAGTCACAACAATGTTCGCGTTCGCAACAGAAATAGCCTGATCGCTTGTGTTTTCTACCGCGATATTAACGCAGCATCCGCGAGGCACATCAATATAGATGCCAGAGGACACATTATTGTACTGATTTACTGCTGCCGGTGTGGAAATCATCTGGGAAGAAAGAACCGGCTCACCAGAGATTGCAATTGCCAGAGAAATAGCTCCGACAGTACCGCCTGTTGGAATTGCGATATTACCAGAAAAATCCACGAAGAATCTCGCTTTACACTGGTTAGTCAGTCCTCTTAGAGTGATGATTCCGCTTCCCTCTCTGTGCTGAATGCAGTTAGAACCCTTAACTGCTGTATTTGAAAATACTACGTTTCCATTTGCTGCTACAGTCTGAGCAGCTACACTTGTAAATTCTGCCATAATTTTTACCCCTTTCATATCACAAAAGGACAGGTCTCAGCCTGCCCCTCTGTGTAATACGGCATAAGCCGACATTCGAATCAATCGAAAGATACTCTCGATATGAAGTTATCAGCAATTGCATCCGGTGTTGCATCCGCATCCACATCCGTAATATGTGTTCGGGTTAGGAACCTGATATGCCGGAATCGGTGCTGGATTGATTGCATTAATGAGCTGCTGTGTCTGAGAAGCCATTGCAGTTGTGAGAAGTGCGCTCTGGCGATCCTGAGATGCAGCACGTCTGAGATCATTATTCTCAGCCTGCAGACTAGAAATCTTTTCATTGCAAAGATAGTCAAGAATGGCTCTTGTTCCAGCGTTCTGACTGTCAATAATGTCTCTTGTATTGCTGTTCATTGTGTTCTGTAATGCGCAGGTATTCTGTGCCATATTGTAGTTTACGCCCTGAATTGCTTCTCTGGTTTCGCAGCAACAGTTCGCAAGCTGTGCCTGTAAAGCATTAGTATTCTGCATATTAGCCACAGTATCGGCATTAATAGCCTGCTGGATTCCGAAGCCGGTCTGCATGATGTTTGTGTTGATTCCATTGAATCCGGTAAGCATACCATTATTCATGGCATAAAAGCCATCGCACAGGCCACTGTTGATTCCATCAAGTTTGCTGATTACCGCTGAATTGTCGAATCCTCTCTGAATGTCTGCCTGAGTAGCTGCTGTGGCTGCATATCCGCCGCCATTGCCATTATTGCCCCAGCCGTTGTTTCCCCATCCGAAGAAAGCAAAAATGAATAAAACAATAATCCACCAGCTACCATCTCCGCCAAACATGCCGTCATTATTTCTACCGTTTCCAGTAGCGGCGGCAATATCTGCTAAGCTATAATTTCCATCCATAGTTATAATCTCCTTTATTGTGTATTTACATCAATCTGGCCAGATTGTAATGTACTATTTCATTCCTTTCAGCATGTGTTGAAACTGTCCCGCCATCTGCTGAACTTGATTAAGCTGTTGCTGAGAAATCTTCCCAGACTGTAACATCTTCTGGACTTCTTCCTTCGGGTCTCCCTTGAAATTCTGCTTAAACTGCATAAACTGCTGTATCATCTGCATTGGCCCGTTTCCCTGCAGCATCCCACCACCGAGGGTGTTAAATAATGGATTACTCATCTGCGTTTCCTCCCTTGACTGCTGATTCCTGCACGGTATTAGCCCTAACAGGTTCAGAAAAAGAATTTAATCGGTTTATGATAGCTTCGTATTTACCCTTTAAATCGTCATATTCCTGTCTGGTGACATATTTACTATCCATGTTCTGAACAGGCTGTTTAGGTGGCATCTGAGTGCCTACCTCGTGGTACTCAAATATCCGTAACGGCTGTGGCATACCGGAAACGTCAGTGGATTTTATGTAGAACTTTTCACTTTCACTGTCCATCAGTAAAACGCTTGTTCCGGGTGCTACCAGATAGGATTTTGCTCCGACTTCGCCAGATACCCATAAAATACCATTATTATTCTGCTGGGGTTGTTGTACTTGTTGAGTTGGCATCTGGACAGGCTGTTGCTGGAACTGATTCATTTGCCCCGGAATGCCAAAGCTATATTGATAAGGATTGTTATATAATGCCATCTTATGCACCACCTTTCTGATTATATTTTTGCATAAAAAAAGAACCGGAAACAGTTCGTTTCTGGCTCTAATTAGTGTCCAAAAAGTATCAGCATACTTTAATTATTTTATTATTCACCCTCCGGCTTAATCGCTTCGCCGTAGATATACTCACATTCATCTGTTCAGCACAGTATTCAAGAGTGTATTCCTTACATCTCAGCCGGAATAATCTTTCTTCATCCGGTGTGAAATTACACTCTATCAAGAACCTGTCTATATCTTTCTTAGTGAATACATATAACTTCATGAGCATACCCCTTACTAATGCTAACGTTGATTCTGCGCAAGATAATTTGTAAGCTTCTGTTTTGTTTTTTTTAATTCCTCGACGTTATTTCCGCTGATCTGGCTGTCCAACATGGTTGATAACACTTCCAGAATTAATGAATCTCGTTCTGCGATTCTCCGAAGACTTTCATAATCTCGTCTGTCATGTTCTTCCAGTGTCTCTACTCGCTTGTTAAGTCGGAATGCCGGTGTAATCCACTTAAAGATTACGGCTGCCGCCCCTCCGACAATAGACACCCCTCCGCAGATAGAGAGGAAAATCTGTACAAATTCTGATATGCTCATTTAGCTACTCCTTTTCCCAGTAATATACCGGGATTTCATTACCGGAATCCCATGTATCAAAATATTTGCCGTTCTGTACTGTCACCACATGACCATCTATGCAGAGAATATATGTGCCTGTTGGATGATCTATGCAAAAGTCATTGACTGTATAGATATATCGCTCTGACTGTTCTATCAGCTTGCGTCTGTACCCACGTTTATAGAGGTACGCTCCCCAGACATAATTTGCACTCGGCATATCTGACAGAGCACACGCCTGTATCATTAATCCGGCGAATATTGTTTCCCAGTCGAAGCCAGTTGCTTTACATATTGCCCGGACAACACAATCTCCGGTTCTCTTACCCTTAATAGGATTAGGATTGAAATATTCCCATCTGTCCATCAGTCAATCCCCTTTGCTGTTTTATATCGTTTTGCCGCTCCTCTGGCTTTTGCAGCGTTCTGGCGGTTCCACTTAGCAATCATGAGCCGGTCTTGCAGTTCCCTCAGGTTGTTCTGCTTACAGTAATCTTTGTATGCAGTATTTTGCTTTTGTAGAAGATAAGACTTCCGGTCAAGGTCTTGTTGGAGTGCAAATCTTGCCTGTTCGTCCTTGCAGTTATTAACTGCCGCTTGCATTCCGAGAACTTCTCTCTTTGTCTTTCTGATTCTTCGCTCATAAGTACGTTGCCGTTGTTCCTTTTCGTACTGTTTGCCTTTGTCAGCTTTGTCCTGTGCTGATAGTTCTGCATAAGGATTAAATTCTCCATCACTGGCTCCGAAACTATGCCGACAGTTTACCCCTGACAGTCCACTTGCTGTCCCATATCCAGTCAATGAAAAAGGTGGAAATTTCTTGCTCTTGCCAGAACGAGAATATATCTTACCTTGCCACCATGAGTGATTTCCGGGATTCTGACCGCCATCACCCGTTCTGGCTCCCATGTGTGCACTGACCAGAACTAAATCCCAGTCCATTTCTTCCATACGTTTTAGGGATATATCTCCGGTAGCTTGAGCCACGCCAGTTCTGACAGAGCGGGCTACCGCTGTTTCAATCGTGTCTTTTCTACCAGATGGATATGTGACAGTCACACCATTCACAACATTATTAACTGCTTCTTTAATGGCTTGCGTATATCCGACTGCCCCAGTCATCACATGGTTATACGCAAGGTCACATTGCTCGATATAGAGCTTTTGAGCGGCACTTGCAGTTGTTCTTGTGAAGTTCTTCCACTCGCCCATAGTCGCAAGCATATTCCGCTCCATGAGCCTTATCATAGTCGGGGATTGTTCAAGCGGTACAGGGCTTAATCCTGCCGCCTTGTATATCTTATCATCATAGTTCATTGCAGCGATTCCGGCATCTTCAAACGCTTCAAGGAGTTCCTGCTGTTCACGTTTGGTGTACTTTGATAGTTCCGCCAGAACGTCCTCTAGCAGTTCACCGGATTCCTGTAGCGTTCTGATTCTCCACGCATCGGCATTGGTCAGAATATAATCCTCGCCTCTGCCAATCCTTGCCATCATTCTCGACACGATCTCAGAGATGATATACTGATGCAGTTCCTCGGCGATTTGTTCGCTGCCCTCTGTGATTTGCCGTAAATATTCAGGACTAAGCATAGTATATCACCTCTTTCGTCAAAAGTCGTGGTACATGTTTTGGTTTTTTGTTAGTTAATTAAATGGTTGATTGTTTCGGTATTACTGGTATATCTTAGTGTGTATTAGCCCTCTTTAAATTGGTTCATTTCAAAAAAGGTATCCTACAGGATGCCAAACTTTTCTTTTAACTTCTCACAATTTTCGACTTTTTCTAAATATTCTTTCCCATCACGCACATACCACGGTTCTGTTTGCTTTTTTATTGTCGCTGGGCTTCCTACAATTAAAACATTGTCGACTTCTATATTTTTATTAACAACAGAATTTACAGAAGCTGAAACATTCTTACCTATAACTATATCATTAATAACCTTTGTCCCTGCGCTACAATAAAAAGCATCGCCAATTTCCTTTTTACCAGCAGTAATACAAGTAGATGTATGCAATACAGAATAATTGCCTATGTGATTTCCATACCCCACTACAATTGTCCCCCAATGGGGAATCACAACTCCATACCCTAATACATTGGGAGCAATTGAAAAGCCTAATTTTAACTGAATCCGCTTATTTTTTAGTTTCCAATAAAAACGTTTTATACTTCCTACATTTGTATAGTACTCGTAATAACGAAGTGATTTCATAAAATTCAATATATCGTTTGGAACAATAATCCGCTTAATTCTTTCAATAAATGAATACTCAAACTTACCTATATTCATCATAGAATCTGCCATTAGATAAAATTTTAATTCTCTTTTGCTTGTAATCATAACCCGCCTCTTTAATTATTTCCAAAATTCACATTTATAGGATTATACTATACTATTTAAAGTATTTCAAGATTACTCTATTCAAAAATATTCTATAAAATGATTATCATTTTTCGAATAAACTTTTACTTTTGGTTATACGACGAATTCGCATCAGCTATTTTAATTGATTTGATGATATTGGTTTTTTTATCGGAATCTAAAAATACCGCATATTCGCTTTTTGAACATGAATACTTTTTATTTTTAATTAACTTTAGCACTCATTTAATATTTTTTCTTTTTAAATAGTTGACTGCCCTACATAAACATTATTTTGAATCTCTTCCAAATCAATATCCGGAGCATCTGGATCAATTGTATCATTACCATATGCTTTAGATATATAATCTGCGCTGTATATATTTCCACAAATTTCAACAATATGCCTTTTTTTGTTAGTAACATATAATATTCCTTCTGGATTTTTAAGATGCACTTTTGAACTTCTCATAATAAATCGATTTGTATAATTCAGTGGATAGAAATACGATACATATGATTCTCCTTCGATATTACAATCGGTTATAATAATATCTCCAATTGCATCTATAGTATCATTTAAAATACCTTTACCTCCTATAATATCGCATTTATCCACATTTATATGCAAATATTCTTGAGAGCCTTGTTCTGAAAATGCCCCTTCGATAGCACGTCCGTAAGGATTTGATATTATACATCCTCTCATTGTAATATTCTGATGAGCATGTGTTGTACTTGATAATTTTAATGCACTATTCATCAAATCTGTCGGTTGCCCGTCATATTCTATCTTTGTAGCGTTAATATCCATATACAATTTGCCAGTCCCTGTATGATTGGTTGCAATTATTATTGTTTTTTTGGTAGAATTGTTATTTATAAACCCTCCATGATTTATAAATACGCAAGATTCAATTGTAGAATAAAGATTTGATGCTCCCATATTTTGAATTGAATATAATTCATCACAAGAATCTGTAATTAATGAGCAATTCGCCATGAAAGATGTAATATCTTTTAAATCATTTATCATTCTAATAGCGATTACACCACCTGCATTGCCAGCACATTTATTTTCAAAATTTGAGTTTGTAATAGAAACACGTTCATCACAAGCCCCATCAACCCATAGTATAGCTCTATTTCCAGTATCAGACGTGACTACCCAATTGCAGTTGTCAATTAAAATAGTTTTTGCGTTTTTTATTCTAAAAGTGGGACAAGAACGTTCATCTTCAGCTATACGTTCACCGTATAATATTCCATTTGTCTTAATATCAATATCTAAATTTTTCACAATAAATTCTGTTAGATTTTTTGCGTTGACTTGGAATTGGAAGAATCCATAGCAAGTATTCTGAACATATGAAAATGTGTCGTCTGCTGTAATCTTTGCACCATGTCCATCAATATGAATCTTAGTTGCATTTGGTAAAATCGCGCGACAGATCTTATAAATAGCTCCATCTTTCATGATTATATTTTTATTACTACTTAACGTTTGTTCAATTGCGTCACTATCATCCGTTACGCCATCCCCAACAGCACCGAACATCTCTGGCGTAACATAAGAATCGCTAAAATATTTGACATCCTCTTTCAGTGAAGCAATGTCCGTCTTATTCTGCTCGATCTGCTGTGCCTGTTCTGTGGTGGCTCCGGGCTTGACCGGATTCTTTTCAAGGTACTCATTCACTGCATTCTTGATTTCTTCCGGCGAGATTTCCCCGCCTATTCCTTTTAAACACAATTCGTACAAATACTTCTCTTTTCTTGTGATTGGCTTCGGGATTTCGCCCGTGTAATCGCCTGTCAAGTACGCAAGATATTTCTCTTCCCTTGTTACTGGTTTATCTGCCATCTTTTTACTCCTCTCCGAATAGTTTTGGCTCGTCTGGCTGGGCTTCTTCAACCATTGCTTTCGCTTCTTCCTCAGTCATTCCCTCAAATTTTACAAAATACAACCATGCCGGAACCTTGCCAGTAGTCACATACTGCCACCATCTCGCACGGTCATTTTCACGTACATACAGGATGTCCCCGAAATCATAATTGACCTCGTAAGCTCCGACAGGTGCAAGCCCGTACAGGTCAGCGTAAACGTTCAGTGCGTAGATTACTTCGTTCAGACAGGATTCCAGTTTGTCTCGAACGTCTTTGATAAACTGGACTGTCCTCTGCTGTTCTGCTTCTACTCCTGTAGCTGTCTGAATGCCGCTAGATTCATTGAAAACAAAATACCCATTGGAGAATCCAATCTTATACCCCAGCTGGCTTAAAAGGGCATTTATGCCACTTATGCGGGTATCCGTGTTGAGTTGCGGATTGATTTCTTGGTAAAACTCTTTCTCGTCCTGTCCGAATACATTCTTGACAAAGTGCGGTAAGTTCATCTCATTACGTCTGTTCTCCATACCCTGTGGTGACATGGCTGCTACAGGTGTACCGCTTGGCATCAGCAGCCTATCATCTGCCAGAACAATCTTCTGCGAATCAAAAATCTCTCCGGCGTTTCTACTGTATGCAATATCGAGGTCTTTTAATTCTTCAATAGCTTCAGCGAATATTGGAAGTCCAAGTGGTGTACTGATATCCACATTGTTTGCCTGCGGTGTCCGTAGAACTCCGTACAGAGGCCCGTCCAACTTCTCACCGTTTGCCTTGAGTATCGGTGGCGTATCTGCCATTAGGTCAGCCCATTTGGTCTGTTTAAGGTCAATCTTGTCTCCGATTGACTGAGGGGATTTTGATACATAAGCTCTGTTAGAAACATAATACGGATAGGTTGTCACTCCGTCCACTGTTATCTCAACAAACCTATGATATTCAAGTCGTGTATAATATTTCCGTCCGACAGTGTAAGAATCTTTAAATATAATCCCTTTTATTTCTTGATTATCATAATCTACGATCATTACATCTGCCGGAGTGAATACGTCAAGGCTCTCGCCGTTCGGCTTGATAAATACTGTTCCGTAAGCACAGCCATATTCTACCCAGTGCCGAATCTGGAAATATACTTTATCGATCTGCTCCTGTAGCCATGCCGCCCTTGCGGAACCATCTATCTGAATGCCAATCGCCAGTGTTGCGAGCCGAGCTGTTTCTGAGCAGACAGATTTCGCAAAATTGATCGTCTTGATGTTATTCTTGTCATCTAACCATTCCGGCGCACCTCTGTAGATGTTCGCACACCGGTTAATCAGCGCTTCCATCTCTGGGAATTCTGCTGCCTCGATATTGAAGTCCTCTTCGGCTTGTTTTTTGAATATCATGTTAAACCACCTTTTTAGTGTTGTTATAAGTCCCATTTAGTCGTCCTCAAATTCTATCCAGTCAGCGGGAACTTCTAGGATTTTTCCATCCATGTTTACAAGTGCGAGTGTTGATAACATTGAGCCTAACTCATATCCTCCGCATTTTCCTTCCTCGCCAGTAAGAAATTCTTTATATTTTAAGAATATTGCACTCTTGGAAACGCTTGTTCTTATAATGATTTCTTGCCCATTTGAAACTATTTTATTTTTTATAGTATCATTTGGATTCGTAACAAAACATTTTTTTCTCATTACGCACTATTCCCCCTTCTGTTAAATAACGGCTCATAAGCATACCTGAGTGCCGAAATTGCATGATCGTTTCCATCAGGATAACCACTTATCACATTTCCTTCTTTGTCCCGATCATACTCATACTCCGTAATTTCCTTATATGCGTTCGGTGTTCGCTTCGGGTCAATGACAAGGGTCTTTGTTTGCAAGAATTTAAAACCATACTCGATACTTCCCGGCCCTTTAATTGCTCCTCTGGCAGGAAGTCCGGCATCCCGGAAGTCGTTCACGGACTTAGGTTCCGCAGAATCACATATCATTGTGTAATCGTCATAGCCTTTTTTCTTGATCCAATCAGCAGTCTTAGAGTTGCTCCATTTATTTACATACAGCTCGTCAATCAGATATATCTTCTCTCTGGCAGAATCATAATAAGTTCGGAGATAGCAGAAGGCATCCGGGTACCATCCATAATCTACACCAGCGAAAATGCGGTCCATGTGGCTGATCTCTTCGTCTGTAATATCTCTGATTTCGAGATATTCAAATACGTTTCCGCCGTCACCATTTGGGACACCCAGGTATTCATGCTCATAGGCTTCTGGGCGAATCTGTTTGAGATGTTCGGCATCGTCAAAAAACTGTTGTCCAAGCCATTCCTTTGGAACCGTTCTGTAATCAGAAGAATGAACATATCTGTCGTCTCTCTGGATTAATACTTCCTCATTCATGAAGTTATGTCTTGTTTTTGGTGGGTTGAATGACATAAAAGTCCAGTAGTCTTTTCCACCTCGCATCGATGACTGCAAGATGCTTCGTACTTCTTCCATTCCGGTAAAAGTATCACATTCTTCCAGCCATGCAAAAGCAAAGTATCCGAATGGAGCTTTTAACGACTTTAATTTCATTCTGTCATCAACGCCACGAAACATTATAGTCTGTCCAGTCGGCATATATGTTATTTTCATTGGGCTGACAGTACATTTAAAATCACCATCAAGATGCAATGCTGATATAGCAAATTGCATCTGTGAAAAAACGCTATCTCTTAATGTGTTCGCTGTTTTTCTGAATATGATACAATGCTTATCTCTATTCTCTTTTCTTGTCATTAGCAATATAATGACAATGCTCACGAAAGAAGACTTGCAGCTTCCACGTCCACCTTTGAATACATAATAAGTATGTTTGTGTTCTAAAATATCTCTTAGCACATTATCGAAATTATACGGAAATAAATCATCTGCGGATATTTTCATACTGCTTCATATCTCCAAACATATCCATAGGCTGTGGGACGTCCACCCGAACAGCATCGAGAAATGGCACTATTCTTATAGCCTAACGCTCGCTCCACGTCCATAGTGCAGTCCCATGTTTTTATTATTTTACCATTGTATCTGTCTATCTGATTAACCCTTTTGGCTGAAACGCTTTTACTACCTCTATGGGAATCGCCAATTCTTCTTTTGGTTTCGTCTGAAAGCTTTCTTCCTGTTTGAGTTATTGCTCTTTTAGCTACAACTTCTTTTGTGTGCAGCCTATCGCCGAAATGAAGCTGCGTTGCTGTCTTACTCATTTTCTTCTTTGTACGAGCGCAACGCTTCTTTCCGAAATTTCCACCACTGTCAAAATTAAATCCGTACTTTTCTTCATTGCTTCGATGTTCTGCAATGCTTTTTCGTTCAATTAATTCGGCTTCTTCTTTGGTGAGATTATCGGATATAATTTCATGCTTAATCCCTTCCCAACCATATTTTTTTATAATTTTGAAGAAATCATCGTTTCCGTAATATCCGCTGTCCCACCTTGCTTTTACTGTTTTGCAAGTCATTCCTATATACACTCTGCCATCAGGCACAGTATGTTTATATACTTTATATCTTCTCTCCGTTTCTGGTAAGTTCAATTACTATGCCCTCCTCTTTTTCTTCTTTCATTTCCGGTTCTGGGTTATCTCTCCATTTATCACGTTTTCTGTTTTTTAACCAGAATATTTGAGCCGTGGTATTCCCCTCAAGAGCATTTTTGAAAAGTGCATTTTCTACTAAGTAATCAGCTATTTCTTTCCCTTCTTTTAGGGACTCCGAAATCTCCGAATATTTCTTTTTCCATTCATATAATGTCGATGGGGAAATGCACATATTTTTTGCAATCTGCTCGTCAGTTAAACCATCTCTAGCCCAACCTTGTAAAAGTACTTGACCTTCTTGAGAAAGCCAATATTCATACTTTCCCGCCATATTAACCTTCTCACCTCCAGACATAAAAACGCCCTAGCATAGTTATAGTTATATATACTATAATACCATACTAGGGCGTACATAGCTCTCTACCACTTTTATAAATTTTTAAGTTTTTTTTAAAGCCTGCCAATCAGTTTGGCCAGATGATAATATTCCGCCATGACCTTGCGTTTGTATCCGTAAAAGTCATTCTCTGTTGCAGGAACTGTCCTGATCTTCTCCATTGTCCGATAACCAATACTGTTCACGATGCTGTCATAGATTTGTGATTCGATGCCGGGCGCATATTTGATAGATACCTGTAACAGATTATATTTATCGCTCTCACTAAGATTCCGCAAGTGACTTTGTAATGTCGGTATATCATCCGGCGGCACTCCGTAATCAATCAACGTCGCATTTCTCAACTTCATTTATTTCACCTTCTTCATTCAAGTTCCAGTCACATGGCATGCCTCGAAAACATTCTGGACAGTGTTCGTAGAATCCGCAGCCTTTGCAATCCGCTGGCTGTCCAGTACAATATTGCTGTAGTACGTGGTATGCTGATATAGCAAGGTTTGGCGTTATGTCTGGTGTAGGTTTGTTATTCATTTCTTCATCTCCTCCAACTTCTTCTCAGCTTCTTCACGGGTGAGAAATAATGATTCACCGATTTTATCTATATCCGACAACTCAAATACGCACTTGTCGATTGTACATGGTGTCTTATTTGGAATACCTAAGATGTAATATACTTCTGTTCCAACCTTACACGGCAATCTCACAAGCAATCCCTGTTCTTCTAAGTCTTCATAAACAGCAAGTTTCGTAAGAATTTTATCCGCAAACGGTTTTAATAATCCATCCGTAATTTCTTCTTTTGCAACTCCTGTACCATCAACATTTCTTTCTCTTTCTGTTAATCTCTCCATCTACTTCACCTCTTTCATCTGACTTTCTACAGTATCTGCAAGCAACTTTAAGGACTTAATAAGCGAGTCAATCAATGTTCTGTCTGGGTTTTTAACAAATATTCTAGCAAGTCTTATAGCCTCTTTGAGCTCCTTCTCATATTCAATTACGTCTGATGCTTTTACTAATTCATATCCCGGTGCAAGGTCGGCATTTCTTGTTAGTTCTTTATTGCCATAGAACTTTAATATATCCGGGATCTGCTGCTCTTCAAAGGGATATGGATACGCTTCTTTTCCGCCGTACCATCTATATCCCTGTTTCTTTGCTACTTTCAGAATATTTTCATACTCTTCATACGTTCTGATTAATACGCATTTATTCGCTAAATCAATCATCTACTTCACCTCCTGCAATCTCATCAATGCACTGATTCCAACCCTCCACAAATCCTGCATCAAATGTATTAGCCGGATAATTTCCATTGTCTTTCTCTGGCAAGTCCATAAGCGGACACCAATCAGGTCTTGATTTGCTTTCGTAATCATAATGTTCTTCTGTCATCAGAATTACATCATAATCTAAACAATCGGCTAATTCACAGTATCCCTCATATTCAAGTTCACCGCAGTATGAAGTTCCGAACGGGCAATCATAGCAATTTTCTGGTGCGTCTATCACTAATACTGATTTACTCATTCAACTCCACCCTCCTTTTACAATTTCTATTGCTCTGTTCAGTCCAGCATTATATCCTTGATGTACGTCAGATAAGATACATTCCGATTCAATGAATTTATCTCTTTTCAACTCACCAACAACCTTGTCCACATCAAAAGCTGTCGGCTGTTCGTCAATAACTGCACCTATTGCAAAATCCATATCCGAATTTCCAAGAGAGTCAATTATTTTGTCTGCATCAATCAGTCTGCTCATCTACTTCACCCTCTTTCTCATTGAAATCCAAGTCAACTCTAATCACATCCGTTTCTATCGCTGAAAGGCAGCTTACTTTCAAGTTATAAAATGGTTTCAACAGCTTTGAACCGGTATTGAATGTATCGTAATCTTCCCAGCTTCTACCCGGATGGCATATCTGAATTTTATTGTCGCTTTCGGGATCGCCGCCAATTGCTGCTATCAAATCAATTAATTTCATTTATTCATCCTCCCACACTCCCAACAACCGCATTCTCTCATACAGTATAGCAACGGTCTTGCGTCTGTATCCGTAGAAGTCCTTCGGATTCATCGGGATATATCTTTCTTTGCTGATTTTCCTGTAACTTTTCCGGTGCAAGATATTCTCAATAACCATATCCGCTATCACCGTGTTTTTCGGGCAAGCTGACAATGCAGCACCGGAAAGCAGGTATCCGTACTCTGCCGGGAAGTCTTTCAGCATCGTATTCAGTTTTTCAATATCCTCTTCCGGAATACCGTAGTCCTTCAGCTTTTTATTCCTTGTCAGCATACCGTTCTCCTTTCTATTCGTCTGGGTGGTGCTTGTCGTACATGATCGCTACACATACAAGTCCGGTCACGCCGACTATGATTCCAAGGGTGAATCCTAATAAGAATGTAATCATACAACCACCTCACTATCCGCTGGCATCTGAAAGACCATTTTGTTCATAAGTACTTTTCCAATAGCTTCAGCCAGAAGTTCATTTTCTTTTCTGGCATTTTCATCGTATTCGTAAAACTTTTCGCCTTTTCCATGTTCTTCATATATATCTGTTTCGATCTTGGTTCTTTTTGGAGTGATTCTTGTAATCTTAACCGGAATAATTTTTCTATGTCGGAACGTCGATAACCACCCGCAATTCACCGTTCTGGCAATTCCGACGGTATCTCCTACCTTTAAATCGTCTCTGCTGATTTCTTTTAACTTAATATTCATTTCTCGTCCTACTTTCATTTACCCAAATGCTACCTGTCCGTTATTCTGTATATAAATCATCGGTGCAGCTTTACGCTCCATATCTCTCAATCAGCTCCTTATAATCATCACAAATCTGAATGTGATGCTTCTTTTCCAAATCATCAACCATTTCAGACAATGATGTTTTTCCAGAATTGATATCATTGATGTAGTTATTAATTCTTTTTACGGACTTCATGTAACGTTTCCATCCCCATCCATGTAATTCGTGCATTACATAGAACAAAATCACAAAATTCAGCACGTCAGACCAATTCTTTCCATCCTCGAACCCATCATCAAAGGCTTTTAACTCTTTCTGGCAGTTCTGGATAGACTGTGCGAACATATGAGATTGTTTATTTGTATATGGAATGAATGCTTTCTTTTTCTGCTTGATTTTTAGGCTTCCCATCCAACAACCCTCCTTATGTTTTCTGTTAAAGCATCAAACTGTTTTAACATCTTCCGACATCCGTTTCTAGTCACCTGCATATCTTCGGCGGAGTCATCTATCCAATATTTACCATCAATCAGATAACTGTTATCCAAGAATGTACGGAATCTGCATTTTGTAAGTCCGAATTTATTCATGATTTCTCTTTGTGTCAAGGACTCTACAAATTCACCGTCTGCTGCAACAATGTCATAAAGTTTCATTTTATCTCCTTGTTTATCTTTCTTATTCCGTACCCAACTGGAGTATATGCCCTGTCGGTACTGGGGTGGTTCGTCTTGAGCAAACCATCATCAACCAGATTATTGATATGCTTCCAGACCGTAGCTCTCCCGGCATCCACCCTTTCAGAAATCTCTGTAATCGACGGTGCATATCCAACCAGTTTAATATAACTGACGATATACATATAAATTTCTTTCCTGAGAGCCTGTCCCTGTTCGTATCTATTCTTTGTGTTGTACGGCATTTTGATTCTCCTTTTCCAATTCTTTTGCCTTATTAAACATCTTGGAAAGATAATTCGAATAAGCAACAAGCATGTGATCTACAAATCCATTTTTGTTATATTTTTCAGATACAACATGGATCTGTTCAACTACCTGCTGCCAGTATTCATCTTTTGCCTCAATTCCGGCAGTCTGGAGGACCAGTGCCGGAAAGTCAATCTGTAAAAACTTTATGGTGTTCGGTATCTGCTCATGCGTCACTCTCATACTTACGCACCTTCTTCTACCTCAAAACTCTGTTCAAGAAGTCGCTCGTTATCCTTGCTAAACGCCTTTATATAGCTCTGTTTTATCGGTCTGATAAAATGTATGCCGTTAGCTGATTTAGCCCGGGAAACAGCCACATAGAACTGTCCAGGATCCCAACAGCAAGGGTCAATGTTGATTTTTTCAAATGTCTGTCCCTGTGATTTATGAATGCTGATTGCCCAGGCAAGTTTTACCGGGAACTGAGAGAAAGAGCCTACTTTCTTACGGACAATCTTCTCTTTCACGATCTTCCGACCATCCTTTTCTTGTTCGGATTCCTCAATAACCTGTTTCTCAATGTCTTTATTGTATCTATATAAGCTAACTGTTTTGCCCTTATCAGTTTTGATAACCAGATAAGATTCTTCAAATTCTCCGTTTTCCACAATTTTCTGAATGATGCCAATCGTTCCATTAACGTAGTTTCCAGACAAATCATTGACTGTAATCATCACTTTTGCACCGATGTTAAGAATTAAGTCCTCTCTGGCAAATGCAATGTTCTTAATATCGGCAGATGTTAGCTCGCCGTCAACTGCTGCATGAAACACTTTTTCGGTCTTTTTATCCAACTTGCCAAGGAAAGTATTGTTAATTCTGTCAGCTTCTGCATTAGTGCCAACCAAGAACGGCGCTTCCGGTATAACTTTGTCTGATTCGTTGTTCTCCAGATATGCAATGGATTTTCTAATATTGTTGCCATATTTAATATCATTCAGCACATACTTAAATCCCTCATCATTCTGCCTGCATACCTCATCAAGTTTGATATATTCAAATCCCATTTCTTTCCAGTATTCAGACATGAAAGCATATCCATGTTCATACTTTCCACCCTTTCCATAATCAGATCCATACATCCGACAGAGAATTTTTCGATCGTCTGTCGTAATAACTGGCGGAAGCTGGTAGAAATCACCTATCACGATTAACTGAATGTCTTCTTTGTCCTCTCCGATCAGAAGTCTGTCAACTGCTCTCTCTTCATTCTCCGTGATGATCGTCTTTGCAATCATATTGAACAAATCGAACCGGCACATGCTGATTTCATCAATGATAAGAACATCTGCTTCTTTCAGAAGTTCAGCTCTGGATTTCACCTTTTTCTTATAGTCCTCAAATTTAATTGAAATATTCAATGCTCGGTGTACGGTAGTTGCCCCATATCCGATATTATCCGCTGCAATTCCAGTAGTGGCGGATACCAGAATATTTTTACCAGCTTTTTCCGCCTCATCGATGAACGTTTGGATAACCGTTGTCTTGCCTGTTCCTGCGTCACCTGTCAGAAAAACATTACTGCCAGACAGCATTGTATCTAATGCATATCTTTGCTTTTTATTGAGATCGTCTTTTTTCATTTTGTAACCACTCCTTGTAATAATTATGTTAACTGAATATTTTTGCAATATTCAGTTAATTTTGTTATAATAAATCTAATTGCATATACTTTTTAATTTTGTAACCCGTGTGTAACCGGCTTTTTTAATCCACTGGTTACGCCACAAACCCTTATTTTATGTGGGCTTCAGAGGTGTGTAACCGTGTAACCAATGTAACCAAGGTTTTTATATAGGAGAATCACTAGAGTATATGTTTTTTATACACTCTCAAACTTTCTCCTATAGGATGTTTTTTTTCGTGTTACAACGGTTACATGGTTACAAATTACGAAAACGGAACATTTGTTTCGGCATCAGCTGGCAGAAAACCAGTTTCAATAACCTCATTTTCTTGCTCGTTTTCAAGACTTTTTATATCAACAATCTTTACCGCAATAAGCCTCATTACACTTCCACCGTCTCTTTTTAGTACCGTATCTCTTTTTCCTGTGTGCTTGATTAACTCTCGATTAATCGCCCAGGCCGAAAAGGCTTTTCTGGAGAATCCATTATTTTTCAAAAGATTTTCAAGAGGTTTCGGATAAAAATATACATATACATCTCCATATTCATCTGGCGTTTCCTTGAATCCCCACTGATCACAGCTAAATTGCGCATCAAAGTGCTGTCCGTACACTGAGAGACTTTCAAGAATGAATTCATAGCATCTCTGACCTTCTGATACATCTTTCTTGCGTGTAGGTATGTCTACAACGTCCTCGACCGTCAGCTCACGTCCATCCTTAAATATGAAATCTGTAGCTAATTTGTCAGCCAGCAGAAGTGTAGATATTGCCATTACCTGCTTTGCTGGAAAGTCATATCCGTCAAAACCTTTCTCAATTTCGGCTTTCATTTCTTTCAGATCATCCGATGTGAACTGTTTGAGATTTCCAACGAACACTCTTCCAGCAAAGCCGTAGTTCTTCACGACAATGCCGTTAATCTCTGCTGGATTCTCGTAAATATCCTCACAACATTCAATTTCAATAATTCTGTTGATAGCTCCGCCGGAATCTGCAAATTCCGAAATAGGGTTCTCACCGTTGCAAATAGTCACATTACTCCATGTATTTTCCTTAGCTGCTCCGAGGTCCTTATTTGAACGTGCTTTTCCTTTGCCAGAACAGAGATTGTAAATCAATGTTTCGTAGTTATCCCGGATATACTGAGAAGCATTCTTCGAGTCGTCCAGAATCATCGGAAAGTTATTGAGCATATCTGCCCTTGTCTCCAATGATGTATCTGTTGAACGAAAATTCCCAACGTAGGCTCCCGGTGCCGGATTCCCCCAAACCGATGCCGCTATATTGATTGTTACCGTCTTTCCGCCTCCTGTCTGCCCATAGAAATCTACGATGAACGGTAGCGCATCAAGCGGCTGTATAAGAACACTCGCAAAAGATGCTGCCAGTGCTATTCGCGGTTCCAATCGTCCGCATGATCGTAGCTGCTTAGCCAGAGTCACCCACTTGAAGTAGTCTCCACTTTCCTGTATACTTTGGAATAGCGTTTTAAAGCGGTATTCACCGTCAAAAACGATTGAAAGGTCGTAAGGGACAAATGTATTACCATGCCACCCCAGTTTGCTTGTAGAGTGCTGTATGTCGATCATATCGGCATTGTACATTTCAACATCCGCCAGATACTTTACGAGAAGCCTTGCATTCTCTGAGTTGACCTGCACCCCGAACCTTGCAAGATTAGTTATTGCCCTGGAAGTCACAATGTCAATTTTTGGAACAGTTATTTCTGTCCAATATCCATCCCTTTTAAAAGCCACCGTGATCTGTTCCTCTCCTGTCTCGATGTTTTTTAGACGACGTATCGGCATGATCGGGTGGTGACATACAAGTTCTCTTGCCTTAGATGTTTCAGAGGAAAATATTCCGTTCTCTGTAGCTATCCAGCTACCACAAGCCATGTTAGGATATTCCTTATCAACAGAATCAGGATAAAAGTTTGTGATGTTTTCAACTAACTGCATAGAACGATTTACTTTTTCTTCTTTTTCCTTTTCCTGTTCTGCTTTCTGGAATTCCTTTATGAACTCTTCTGCTATATGCTTCGCTTTCACACTTTTTGCCCGGTCCATCAGCTTAAACTTGATTTCTGAGCGGTCAATTTTACTTTTTACTGAAAAAAGCTCTTCATACAACTGCTTTTCCATAAAGTCTTGTGCCTGTAAGTTTTCAATATTTTCAAGAATTTTTCTCACCTCCTGACTTAGCTGATAACATTTCGTATCTGCTTTTTTCTTTCTCAAGATTAAACTGGCACATATACCACTCTTCTGAATCAGGAGGGAACGTTTTTAGTGCTGTTTCGTACATAAGTATGTTCTTTTCTACCTGCTCAATCTCATTAGGATCCTGAACAGGGTTGTGTTTTTTTGATTTAATATCTCGCATTTCATGTCTGATCTGGTTGCGGCTTTTACCTTTTTTTGATATATAAGTGCCACCCAGCTCAATAAACGCCGTACTAAAAGGGACGGATTCGTATTGCATCACAAAATCAAACACATCACCGCCAGTTCCACAGCCGAAACAGTAAAAGGAATCATCGTAGATTTTGCAGGATGCTGACTTTTCCTTGTGAAAAGGGCAACATATAAATCCTGCTCTATTCGGCCTTAGCCCGTACCTGGAGAGAATTTCTGGCATTTTTACTGACTGTTTGATTTCTCCCTTAGTCATGACAGCAGCTCCACGATCCGCCACCCAGTTTCTTCTTTCGTGCAGAATTCAAATCGGACTCCGTATCTATCTCTGATTGTGCAGAGAGATTTATACAACTGGCAGCCATCAACAGCCTTGTCAGAGATTACAGTCTTTACTTTTTTGCCGTTTATCGTCCTCCAGATAACTTTGTGTTTCCTTGGGTTCTCCCAAAAATACACATCGCCAACTGATTTAATATCTGGTCCATGTTCACATAGGATAATCAGCTGAATACCGGCTTCACGTGCCCTGATAAGTTCTGCCTTGAATCTTTCGTGTTGCTGGCAGACATTTCCACAAAGCTCTTGTAAATCCTTCTTACGGTCAATACAGAGCTTTGCGTTGTCAAGCGACTGATAATCTCCACAATATAACTTTGATCTGAAATACTGTACTCCAATGTCATCAAACTGTTTTTGAATCCGTTCCCATTCCTTTTTGTGTTCTCTTGTGTCCGCTTGTATAACCATTAAAAACACATCCTTTTAATTGAACGGAAGGACATCATCTGCCACGCTGTCTGGAATACTCATGAAGTCCGTACCTGACGGATTTGCTCCCATGATAGCTTCTTCTTTCAGATGATCGTCATAGGCTTTTGTGGTACGCTCTTCTGGGATATCTGCATCCTTAATTCCCTCAATACTTCGGAACCATGCAAGCTTGTGACGTTTTACTTCTTTGTTATCGTACCAGTCTTTTTCAAGACGGAAGATTCCACCGATCAGCTTTCCTTTAAACTGCTGCCCGAAGTTATCGCCCCACTTAACGGCAAATCCCGGATTTGATTTTTCTACGCATGTGATAAATGTTTTAAGGTTACGGACACCATAATCTACACCCTCATCAATAACCATGTAATTAGTACCTGCATTCGGATATTTCTTGTCTGGACGGATATCGTTCTCAAACTGTTTCATGAAATAGCCGGCCTGTTCGTCTCCTTCTGCGAAATCAAACAAGATAACGAGCATATCGAGTCCACCCTGTGTTTTTTTCTCTGACATCTGCTTAATTACCATCTTATGACCACCAAGCTTAATTGGTTCAAATTCTCCTGCTGCCTGTGTAGTATCGTAATTATTTGGTTTCTGCATTGTCTGTTCCTCCTAATTCATAATAATCTCTGATAACCTTGTCAACTTCTGCAAGGTCGTTATCAATAGTTAAACTGTCAAACATCCCGATCGGGGACTTACTTACCGCTCCCTGACTGGACTGAGTGACAAATAAGTGCTTTCCACTCTCTTCGATGCATCGAAGAACGATGGTAAACATGCCCTCGATGCAAACTTTTTCGTCCAGAAGCTTACCAATTGTCTTAGGCTTTACTTCCCCGGAGTCATCTTTTTCCTCATGCATCATAAGGTAAACAATTTTATTCTGCGGTACTTTTGTTACAATGAACTGGATAAGATTCCAGAAATAGTCTCCAATATCATTGTACAGAGCGAACACTGCATTGCCTTTTCCGGCAGAAGCGTGTCCCTTCATGAAATGATTCGTAATAAGATATCCTGCATCATCAATCACAATTGACTCCGCTTTTGATGCGATCAGACACTTCATTACCTGTTGGTAATCATCTGTAAACCATCCGTCAATCTTTCCTTTAAACGGAAGCGGTTTATTCAATACTCTAATAAGATTCCAATGTTCATTCTGGCAGTTTCTAAGACTGGTGCTCTTGCCAGAACCAGATTTTCCAATAATTAATACGGGTGTTGCCATTACTATTCCTCCTTGTCATAAACCACATGCTTGCTGCCCTCAACAATCAGCAAACTCGCGATATCCTTCATAGAAATGGTTGATTCGTTATAGATTTCAACCAGTGCGTTGTATGCTTCTGGCGAAACTTTCACGACCGGGTTGTCCTTATCAGTTGCTGGCTGTTTCTTTCTTGCCGGAATACGGATTTCAAATTCACTCACTGATACTTTCCTCCTTATATGATTTCTGAGCCGTTAAAAGCCCATTTAAGGCTTGTACGTAACTTGCCAATGTTCTTGCCTTGTATGATTCTTCAATGGGATTATCCGGGACTGTGGCAAGCTGTATATCAATCAATCTCAGAACCTCATTAATTCTCTCATCCATGTTCACACCACCTTGAAAAAGCAGTACAGGTTATCCGAAGCGTCCCCGGACTTCTCTCCATCAATATCTTCAGCTTTGTGGTACTCCACATGGTCTAGAGACATGTCACAGTTCTCATAGTCCAGAATGTAATCACCTCTGGACTGAAGCTCTCTGAGCAGTTCGTTGATACATCCTGCTATCTCCAGGCTGGGAAGAAGTTTCATAATCGCTATTTGCTTACTCATTTGGACACTTCCCATCTATCAGAAGTTCCAACAAGAAAGCTTTGATTATTCTGAGGCTTTCACGGCTTTCTTTCTCATAAAATGGGTTAAAAGATACGTTTTGGTACAAATCCCACTTAAACACGTCTTTTGGAAGGCAAACATCTTCTTTTCTTTTAAGCCCACATACTCTCATGCCATAAATTGAATAACTGAATTCGATATTTACTGTCGGAACTTCGTTCACAACTCTTTTGCATAATCCATATATTTCATCAATCTCTTTCTCGAACATCTTCTTATCCTCCTTATTTCCTACTGCCAGTCTGCTTTCATCTGGCGTACCGCCCATGCTGCCGAGATACCGAAAAAAATATTCAACCAGATAGGTATATCCACATATTTCCCGGCAAGCATACAAACAGCAATTAGCATATACTCTTTCATTTTATTTCATTTCTCCCAGAATCCACGCAAGGTTGCTTGCCACCAGTGCGGCGACTGTCACAATCCATGCCGTGAACCATTTTTTTGACTTTTTCTTGCTTTCTTCGACAATTTCAGTCGCAAGTGCTACTTCGATGTCAGCCCATGTTGGCTGGCTTTCGTTTCTAATTTCGCTCATATCTAGCTAATTTCTCCTTATTTTTTCTTATTTGTCTTTACAATTAGCAGATAGAGAACTATAATGTATCTATCCACTAAGGTACTTTAGTGGGTGCAAAGCTCCGGGGTGGAGGTGTCGACTCCCTCCGGGGCACCTACTTATTAAGAGCAGCTTTGCCTTTCCAGACATGTCCGGTCACTTCGTAGACTTTCCTAGGGCTTATGATGTATGTGATTCGGCCACCGGAAAGGCTTTTTGCTGGCTTGTTATTCTGCACAGCCACGCCGATCGGCAACCATCCGTACACAATCCCTGCCCGGATTGCTGTAATAGGGAGTCCGATCAGCTGACTCGCATCGGCTACGGTCATATTCTCTGACGAGAACTCTGGCATCTGTGGGATACCAGATATGATTCTTGCCACTTCTGCGGCAAACTGATGAATCTGTGCATTCTGCTCTACGTAATTATCAACTGCACTCATATAAACCTCTTTTCTAACTGATACTCATTTGAGCGTTACAGTCACGTATCATCATTACTGTATTGGTGCATGGATGCCAATTTCTGACATATTCCATAGATTCTTCAAATCTCAGCTTAGGGATGTTATTACGGGCATTTACTGCGAAGTAAGTCTTTATATCCCTGTTGCATTCAGCAAATACTTTCTTGCCAATTTCTTTGTAAGCATTTGACTCTTTCCCACCAAGGTGAGCAATTACGGCACTTGACACTAAGTCTCTAATAGATTCCTGCTGTGCGTAGTCAATAGTCATGGTGTTTTCAAGGTTCTCAATGCGGTTCTCGTGATCGTCAATCATTCCAAGCTGAATACGCATCATTTCCACTGGAGAAAGCTGTTTTGCATGCGGCTTTTCAAAATATGTATCGACAAGCCTGTCGTACACGTCCCATGCCTTATTGGTATTCAATGACTTGGCATGAAGGAAAGCTCCTTTCTCTGTCCAGAGGTACAATTTATTGAGATTGGTCGGCAAATCGTGAATTTCACGAAACGCCTTTAATTCATCGTCTGTAAGACAAATATAATGTTTTCCTTCTATGTATCTTTCCTTATTATGATTGAAATTGTAGGAAATTACTTTCCTATCAGTTTCATACGCTTTCGCAATTTGCTGAGTAGTAAGAACTCGAATGCCCTTGTACTCTGTGATTTTTAATTCGTTCATACTTCTCCTTTTTAATTTGAATTAACTACTTCTTTCTTATCTGATTTTTTCTCTAGATTATTCTCAGAAAAACTTTCCGTCTTACCGAGAATATATCCTTTGTCAAACTCTGACATATTAGGAATCGCGTCTTTCAGCTTTTCAATGATTCTTTTTTCTTTTTCAGACATATACTCACCTCTTTTCTTGTGATATACTCCCAGTAGATGGGAGGTGATTAAAATAAATCAAATTATTTCAATTTTAAAATCGGCTAAAGGAATCATTACGTTTGAAAATGTTTCTTTTATCCTTGGGTTAATAGGGTCTGCTGGAACTGCTTGGCAATTATTTCAATCACGGCGTAATCTTCATTTAAGCTTGCCTTATTTTGGATATAGCCCAGAAAAACAACTGGCTTTGGCTTATATCCAGTTCGACAATCTCTCAAATTCCGTAATATCAATCACAGATGTCTCCATTGTTATTAACGGAATTACATATCCATGCAATAAGTTGCCAACTATCGTTGCTTCTTCAGACCGGAAAATCGGTGGAAAAACCGTTTCTTCCGACAGCTTGTACAACATGTCTCTTCCGGTTTGTTTGTCTGGATATGGTGGAAGCAGCGGCTACTTTGTGTTTCAGATTCCATTAGAATCTGTTCCACCTGACTCCACACGCCGGACATTTTTAATTTCGACCAGTCGTGGCTCGTCATTTCGAGTTGAACTGAAACCTGACCGAGAATATTTTTACTGACGGTGCAGTCTAACATTTTTCTTCACCTCCTTTGTTTACCTTGTAAACACAGTATAGTCCCTCAGACAACATTTGTCAATACCTTTTTGTTGACTTTGTAAACATTTTATGATATTATATTTTCAGAAAGGAGGAATTAAATTGAAAGACAGGTTTAAAGAGTTGCGAAAAGAATTAAACGTAACTCAGCAAGAATTTGCAGACAAACTAAAGATAAGTAGGAATTTTGTAGCGCAAATTGAAATGGGAAGCAAAGTTCCGTCAGATCGGACTATTGATGATGTTTGCAGAGAATTTAACGTAAACGAAGAATGGCTAAGAAGTGGAACTGGAGAAATGTTTCAGCCAGAGAACAAAAATGATGAAATTTCTAAGCTGTTCGGAAATGTTCTAAAGTCTAGTGACGATGATTTTAAATACCGTCTCATCAATGCTCTAGCAAAACTGGATGATTCTGGATGGGATAACTTAGAAAAGCTCCTAGACATGATTTACAAAAAGAAATAAGAAAATAGCCAAGGGCAATGTGCAAACCCTTGGCTTTTCTTTTTAACCGATTAATGTTTTTATGAAAATGTATATTGACCTCAGCCAACATCTGTTTTCTATCTTCTGTATCATCTCAATAATTTCCTTCTTATAATCCATAAACAACCCTCCCTGTACAACTACCGCCTACACTACAGTATATGTTCGGCTTGCGGGAAATAGAACCGAACATTAGTTCACTCTTGCTATTATACCACCTATTCCGACTCTTGGCAACTGCCAATGATATACATGAACTCTCACTATTTTATAGAAAAAAACATTTCTTTTTCATCTAAATCACTCTATTTCGTCTTAAATCTTTACAATATGCTCTTAAAATGATAAAATAAAAATACCACGAATAACCGTACTTTACATAATATTGCAAAATCAGCGGTACAAAACACATAATCCGCATAAAAAGTGCGAAGTGTGGCGAAAACATATCAGGAGGGTGTTTATCATGAATGAAAAGAAAAAATATTGTAAGCACTGCGGAGAACTTATTGACGACGACTGTGTAGTGTGTCCAAAGTGCGGAAAACAAGTAGAGCAGTTGGCTTCTAACAACAGAGACATCATCATTAATAATTCTGCATCTTCCTCTGCATCCTCAGCGGCGAGTTCAGGTACACCGTATATAAAACGGAAAATGCCATGGTATTTAAGTTGGTTTTGGATTTTAATATTGGGTGCTTGTTCTGGTGGAATTTATTGGATTGTAGGAATTGTAATGAGAGTAAATTGGAAATCACATAATTAAATAAAAAACCGCCCTGGCATTGGCGTACCGGGACGGCATTTATACATCTCCGAAGAAATGTAATATTCTGGCAAACATATTGTATCATCTTCGGAGCAGTCGAACAAGACAGAAAATTTGTTCGACTGTTATTTTTATACCTAAAAACAGCTACATAAAGAAAAGAGGAATAAAAATGGCGAAGAAAAGAAAGAAATATCCAAAACTGCCGAATAACTTCGGCTCTATCCGGTATCTTGGTAAGAACCGAAGAAACTGTTTCGCAGTGCATCCACCAGCTACACTGGGCGATAATGGTAAACTAAAACGTCCGCCGGCGATCTGCTACGTAGACGACTGGATAAAAGGTTTCACTGTCCTGACAGCATACAAAGCCGGCACGTATCAGCCCGGCATGGAGCGAACACTCGAGGTGTCCCCTACAACTGACATAGATAGTCTTATAAGCCGTTTGATTGCCGACTACAATACAATTAAGGGCGTAGAGGATAAATACCCGGAAATCAAGAAATTGACGTTCTCAGAGGTATATAAACAGTTTTATGCGTGGAAGTTCCCAGAGGGGACAAAACTGTCATACAGTTCAAAGGAAGCATATCGGACAGCTTATACAAACTGCACTGTTCTACATAATCGCGTATTCGAAGATTTAAAGGCTCCCGATATGCAAAAGGTTATTGATGATTGTAAGCTGAAAAAGCAAAGTCAGATGGCTATTTTGACTCTGTTCAAGCAGATGTACAAATATGCGGTTTACTCAGAAATCGTAACGGAAAATAAGGCATTATATGTCCATGTCAACGCCGATAATGACACCGAGCATGGAACACCATTTTCTGATCAGGAGATGCAAGTGTTGTGGAATAATACCGACGATCCAGAAGTGCAGCTCATTCTTATCATGTGCTATTCTGGATGGAGAATTGGTGAAGTGCTAAAACTCACAACTAATTTGGAAGAAAAATACTTTCAAGGCGGAATCAAAACAAAAGCCGGTAAAAACAGAATTGTTCCGATACATCCTGCCATATACCATTTTGCTGAACAGAAAGTGCTGGCACAAGATGGAAAACTATGTGTATATACTCAGCAACACCATAGAAAAGCGTTGTTCTATCCTACACTGGAACGTTTGGGAATAGTCGGAAATCCGAAACACACGCCGCACGATTGTCGACATACCTTTTCTGCGCTGTGTGAAAAATACGGTGTCCGGGAGAATGACCGAAAGCGAATGCTCGGCCACTCTTTTGGTGGAGATGTTACAAACGCTGTGTACGGCCACAGAACACTGGAAGAACTCCGGACAGAAATAGAAAAGATAAAAGTTCCATTTGTGACTAACTGTGACTAACGGAACCCATTTTAATCTTTCTAAAACAACCGAAATATCATTATCGAAATGCCGGAAACCCTATTAAAATCAACGTTTTCAGCGATTTTGCAAGGATTTCCTTCATTTCATTTTCATTATTCTAATTTTATTGATTGTGACTAACAAATAGAATTTAGAAAATTGCGCAAATGCCTGTAAATACAGTGTTTTTGGCACTATTATATTAGGAAACAATATTTTTATTTGTGACTAACGTGTGACTAACGATAACAGTCTAAAACTTCCGAAATGATACAAAATATGTTTATAAATAAAGTTCCCGGGGAATTAACCCCGGGATGTTTTTATATGGCAATCAAATCTTTCCATGTGACGGGTCCACAGACTCCGTCCACTTCCAGAACATCTTTCCTAGATTCTTGATAAGCTTTCAGAGCGTAAATCGTGTTTGCATCTGCTGTCCATGTAAGTTTCAGGGCTTTGCCGTTTTTGCCTTTAAAGCCTCTGGCTCTTAATATTTCCTGTAAGAGAAGCACAGATGTATTTTTGTCTCCTGCTTTTACTGTTTCTGGATTAAACATATATTTCTCTCCTGCTTGTGCGGTATTAGGCAATGCATTTTCAGATTTTGCGGGTACAGATGCAATACTATAATCTGGTGTACAGAACTTAGTTCCGGGCATCTGGCTGTTAAGATAACTCTTTGCGCAGACACCGCCGCCATTTGCAATAATTCCAGATGCGCCAGAAGTATTTCCCTCGATGGTATAGAACCTGTCTCCGATTACAGCCGTTACGATGCCGGTATGGGTGAAAGTTCCATTATGATAAAAAATTACAATATCACCGATCTTTGGATTAGCGTTCCTTGTAAACAGATTACCAAGTGTTGGGCAGTAAACATAGGGCCAGTGCTTCAACAGTTTTTTTGCTTTTTCCTGTCCGAATGCTTCCATAAAACACCAACTCACGAATGCTGCGCACCAAGGCTGTCCTTGATATGATGGCTTAATGTCTCGCCAATACTTCGTATAGTTGTTCGAACCGGCGTTTGCAGTCTTACTGTCGAGCTGACTATTGCTCTTCTTTTCAAGGTATCCAATCTCATTTTTTGCAATGAGAATCACTTTTTCAATAGCTTTATCCATTGCAGAAACCTCCTCTTTGTAATCCTTATAGAATACATCCATGTCAACGTTACCACTAATGCCGGATACTTTTCCTCTACTGGAATACTGCCAGCCTACACCAACAGATGGACGCAATCTTTCCTGTACAGAGCCATTATCACTAGCCGGATAACGAGCAATCCAGCAATCGTACTTTTTCAGGGTGTCTGACAGAACGTTATTGTACCAATCAAGATTGCAGTAGATACCGACCTTATAACCGGCTTTTTTGATTCTGGTCAGAAATGCTACTGCAATATTCTCAATCGCCTGTTTTCCAAGGTTTCTCTGCTGACTCCATTCAAGGTCGTAGAAGATTGGAAAGTCCATTCCGCGTCCGCCAAGAACAGAAATTACGCTCTCAGCTTCATCAATTGCCTGTGCCGGTGTCAGAGCGTAACTGTATTTATATCCGCCGACAAGGATTCCATTTGACTTGCATCCTTTGTAGTTATGCTCAAAAGAGGAATCAGTTCCAGATTTTTGATGGATTCTCAATATTGCAAACTTAATTTCAGAATTCGATACTTTCGCCCAGTCTGGCTTACTCTGATAAGATGATACGTCAATTCCTTTAATTTCCATATTTTCTCCCTTGCACGTATTTTATTTCACTATCCCTGGTTTTGATTCTGTTACTGTCCCGTCCTCATTCAGTACATAGCCATCCTTTTGAAGCCTTTCAATTACCTTCTTATTCCACAACTCGGGAACATCTGTCCATTTTTTCAATTCATTAATAACTCTTTCTTCGTAAAATTTAACCATTATTCTCACCTCTGATTGTTGCAACTAAAGTAGCCAGTTCATCAAGTGCCGAATCATGCGTTGATACAAGTTCAGCTAGACCGTCAATACCATCACCATTAATCAGAATTTTACGATTAGATTCCGCATTAAGCATCCGCATCACCGAGTCAAGCTTTTCAGACATCTCATTCAGCCTGTTTGAAACTCGATTAATGGCTTTGTAGATATTTGCAATTTCTTTTTTATCCACAATTATCATCTCCTTTGATTAAAAATAGTACCGCAAATCCTTTTAACCGCCTTACGGCGGTAGATGGGTTTTGCTAGGATTTTAGATACATAAGCAGGGGGCAACACCAAGAGCGTAGCTGACGTCGCTGTAGTACGATTCCCCGTCCATGTCCACATGACAGAATTTGTTTCCGCTGCTGGAGTAAGGCGAACGTTCCCAATAGCGGCCAGACACGAAATTACTGCTAAAGTACGGTTTCTTATATCTATTAGCAGTTGCGTTCTTAAAGTACTGATACTGTTCTCCCTCGCCTGCGAAAGAATACTTTATACTGCCAAAAACCTCAATTTCAGAAGGTAAAAATGCATAGTCATTTGAGACTTTAATCGTACTGCTACGGCTTCCTACAGATGCCAACTTCTTGACCTGCTTCATCATATTCTGAATATAAGTAGGCAAACATTTCTTGTACACATTATTGCACCACGTACGTCTTGCACAGCCTTCCCAACCACCACTATTTGTACTTGAACCGTTTATATAACCACATTCATGTGATACATTATAGGAGGTGTTATATTCTGTCGTAGTGTCTAAATACAACATACGTTCTGTCTGAATTGTAATAGCGGCTTTAGTCTTGCCATTGATAGCAGTCACTAAGTCATCATGTTCGATTCCGATAATTACATAGGCATAATCATTCGCTCTGTGTGACTCACTTACGCCAGTTGCATCCATGGCATTGTGATGGATGGTTCTCTTGTCGCCGACCGCCCAATAGTCGCTAATGTTGATTTTGCCTGCGTAGTGCGCTTCAATCATCTTTTCAATCTCTGCGTCTGTTCCGTCGGCAAATGCGACAATCTTCAAATCCTCTTTTGGTTCGCCGAGAAGTCTGTTTCCTGCATCGTAGTTGTATACACCATCTGTAGAATATGGAAACAGTGTAAAGTAATATTGTTTGCCGTTTGTCAGCCCTGTGACTGTATAGCCTGTGGTTTTGTATTTATCTCGAATTGCATTATCAACCACAAGCGTTCCGTCATCTGGATTTGCAGGATAGCCCGTTTCTTTCATTACAAGTTTTGTGCCAGCCCATGTAGAGAATGTTGAACCACTAATTACCGTGTTTTCAGGGTCTTGCCATTTAATTGTGACAGATGCATTTAAGTTCTCAATCGTTGGGTTGTTTACGGGCTTGGGAGTAACGGTTGTGCCACCGCCTTTTGCGTGGAGTGTTCCGTCTTCATCTATGAATGTTGTCTTGCCGTCAGGCTTAACCTTACCGAGAATTTCAATTGTAGCAATTGGGACAGTCGCATCACTCCCCTTGTCCCCTTTTGGCCCTTTGATGTTTACTGTTTCGGGATTGGCGATTCCATCTGTGTTGCTCCAGCTTATGTTTCCATCAGTGTCTACACTTGGAATGAATGTAGTGCCCTTTTCTCCTTGCGGTCCAGTATCTCCTTTTGCACCCGTATCGCCTTGCGGCCCGGTAATATTTACTGTCTGGGGGTTTTCAAGTCCTCCGTCATTACTCCAGCTTATGTTTCCTTCGCTGTCTACAACAGGAGTGAATGTGATTCCTCGCGCACCAGTATCTCCTTGCTCACCTTTTGGACCAACTGGACCTTGTTCACCTTGCGGCCCAGTATCGCCTTTTAGGCCCTGTACTCCCTGCTCTCCTTTTTCTCCGGGGTCTCCTTTTACACCCTGTGGCCCTGGGTCACCCTTTGGACCTTGCGGACCAACTGGCCCCTGCGGTCCCTGAATCTTGCCAGCATTGTTCCAATTCGCGCCGTCGAAAACCCACATTTCTCCGTCTATTAAATATGCATCGTTCTTCTCTGCACTCAGGGGGAGGTCTGCCTCAGATTCTTTTGTGCCAAGGACATTAAGAGACGTTCCGTCGTTTCCTTGTTCGCCCTTTTCTCCTCGCGGGCCTTGCGGACCAACTGGTCCCTGCGGACCAACGTCTCCTTTTTCACCTTTTGGGCCTTGCACTCCTTGAGGCCCCATAATATTCCCAACATTTTCACTATCACCATCTGAAAATGTTATTGTCAAATTTCCATCTGTGTCAATACTGACTGCTGTGATAGAGATACCCCTTAGTGATTCTTTCTGCTCAGGAGTCAACGATTCAAATGTTACGGTACCATCTGCGCCTTTATCTCCTTTTTCGCCTTTGGGACCCTGTGGACCAACGAATTCTCCGGCATTAACCATCTCTGAAATGTCCTCAATGGAACACAACCGCCTTACATCATTAGCCGCAAATGCAATGTATAAGGCTTTACCAGATGGAACGGACGGGTCATTGCCAAGAATCGCAACGGGCTCTCCGGGACGAATTTTCGACGTATCAAAATCGGAGTACATACCGCGCCGGAATTGTATTGTGTATGTATTGGCCATATTAGACTTACCTCCTTATAAAAGGAAATTATTCCTTATGTAATTCTTTACAGAATCAAGATTTTTCTGCACGCTGTCATCCATCACGAGAAAATTGCCTTTATTGTTCTGACTGATGATACTTCCTGTGCTTTCGTCTACTTCTGAATAGGTGTAAGCAATGCGACTTCCTTCTCCAGTGCTGAGATTCATAAAACTTGTAAGAATTTTTTTCATGATATTTCCTCCATTTCGTCAATAATTTTTTTCCTGTTATTAAGAAGCTCTTTTTCGTAATCGGGTTCTGATATTTCAAGGCTTTTACTGTAGTCTGGCTCTGGCATGTCTGTGTCTATTGCCCTATCGTAAGCTGTTTCACTTGCATCAGCAAAACGCATGTGTTCATAGTCAGCTTGACGCGCTTTGACTTCAAATGCAAATTTAAGCCCCGGAGTACCTTTTACAGTGAAATATGTCTGTTCTTTTTGGTCTACCCAACAATCTCCATCTCCTTCCTTTTGCAAGAACACATAATATTCAATCCTTACATTAGTAGATTCTTGGAATATGTCATCTATGTCTATCAGACATGTGCCGTCTTCTGATATGGATGCTTCTCCGATGTCTCCAAACATGGGGGATGCCATTTCGTAGCAATAAAACGCCTGTGTACCATAGTTTTTTGTTGGAAAAATCCTCTTCTTTGTCCCTCGGACACTTAAATCCGCAAGGTCTGTCCCCGTTCCGATGCTATAGAAATGACCACTGGCTTCTACGTGCGTACCTACTGTAACTTTTTTTGATGTCGAAACACTGTCCGCCGAAACACTGTCCGCCGAAACGCTTTTATTAAACGAGGCTGAACTTGCATGTACGGTTCCTGTATAAAGATTGATTCCTCTAATACGCGTTCCATACAATGTCCCGTACCCCGGTACATATATTCCTGTATTCGTCTCTGAATAGATCTCTCCAGTTGAAGCATCTAGTATTACTTCTCCATACGTGCCACTTGCTGAAAGCTTTTTAATTCCAACTTTCCATCCTGCTAATTCGCCTGTGTTAATATAATCGGCATTCATGTACACATTGCCATTTGATAGATACAGGCCTTTATTGCTGCTGTTATCGCTTAGCACATTAATAATCTCTTGCTTGGACATTTTTCCTATGTCGAGATCACTGAGCGCTTTATCTGTATAGCTGTTTGCACTTGATAGCGCTGTCGAAGCTTTGTCTTCCGCAACACTATATATTGTATCACCATTTGTTAATACAAATGTATCAGGTCTGAGCGTAACATTTCCGTAGTTATCAATCGCAAATGTTGATGTTCCAGAACTGTTTGTAACATTAATGTTTTTCAAGCTAATTAAATCAGCTGAAATCTGGCCGGACTTAATATAGGAAGCATTTATATACAGATGTCCGTTCTGCATATAAATTCCCTCTTGCTTACCGTTATCCGTTAAAGCGTTAAAAACTCTTTCAAAATTGACAATTTTTTCAGCGTCCAGTTCCCGCCAAGCGCCATCAGTCCCAGAAAACATATATACCTGGCTTGTAGAGAAGTTCATGAATATCGAGCCGTCATGCTTTTCATATTCTTCACTTTTCCACTCAGATGCCGGATAATTCTGCAATGTTGGTGTATACGTGCCATAATAGTTCGGGATAGTCACATTACGAACTGACCCATCCACAACGTCCTTGGCAATCTGTTCAATAGTTCTACTTTTCAGTGTAAAGTTTTCAACCTCTAATGTGACAGCGCCTGTGTTGGCATCTATTCTTAATGTCGTATTCCCATTATTGTCTTTTGCTGTAAAACCTCTCGTGTTAATCCATTCTGATTGAATACCGATGGCATAGAGAATATTCAGAACGGCATCTCCATTACTATCAAAGCCGGCTTTCCATGTCTGACCGCCGTCTACTGACAAGAAGAATCCATCAGCACTTGTTTTATAAATTACTTTAGAATCAGCAAGTGTAGGCTTATCATGCCGGTACGTAATTACGGAACCATCTTCTTGTGCTTCCTCTGTATAGAAGAAACCCAGCGTGTTCGCTGCAAGTTCATTCATCTGTTTGAGCTTTACGTCATATGCAGATAGCTTTTTCTCTGTGTCTTTTTTTGCTTGTTCTACCACTGCCTGCTGTCCACCAATAAACTCGCTTGCATCTTCTTCAGCACTCTTTGCGCCACAGTTCCATGATGTTGAGCCACCAAACACAAATTCTACATTAGTTGCAAATGATCTAAAAACACGATTCTTTGTATCAATAAATTCAACTGGATCGCCAAAAGTGGCGTATCCGTTGGCAATTCCGTCACATGAGAAAGGACGCATTCGCAAACCGATTAATTGATTTCCAATAGCTTCGACTCCTGCCTGTGCATTGCCCGACAATAGCTGATTGTCAATAGTAATCACATAGCCGTCCTGACCTGACATATATTCGGTCTCATCTTCTACATATTTGACACCTGTTACAATAACATCGTCTACGTCATATTGTAGATTCTGAATTGAAAATAACGCGTGATAATCGTTATTGCTTAACGTACCACCATCAATCACAGTCCCCATTGTCCATGGATTAAGCGTGCCGCCATCCAGATCATCACCATTTGTCCAGTTCTTTACTGCTCCACCATCGTAAATAGTCGTATTGGTAAATGTCTTATCAAACGTAATAATCCTGAGTAAGTCATTTTCGTCGATTCTTGCATTTCCACCGGCTATCCCGGCACACATTCCGATTACTGTACGGTATGTCGCATTAGATGGCGCTTTCCGAATCTGAAAGTCCGCATTTGGAAACATTGCATCTCCAAGAGTGATTCCACATTGCTGGCAGCATTCTGAGAGCAGTTCCTTGACTGTACAAGGAAAAGACAGGTTAGAATCATATGTCTTATCAGCATTGTGCATTTTATCTAAGAGAGAAAGACTTATTTCGCTCGCCGTTGCAGGCTTTTTCGACACAATGTAAGTACCTCTCTTTATAGCTTCTATCCTGTCGGATAACTGCACATTGAGAAAGATAACAAACCTTGCGGCGTTAAAATTATATCCGTCAAAGCGCCCGTCATCATTTACCAATGATAAACTTGCCGTTTTTTCTATTGCTACACCCACCGGGAAGTCCCCAGAGTCTGCTGAATCTACGAGACTATTTCCAGACAGATAAAAGTCTTTTTTGCCTAGCTTAAGAGTTGTACCATTTGACAATGTAACATTTGCTGTCACGTAATAATTTCTGTTTGTAAGAGATTCTTTCTTCAACTGAGTAGATACATTTATCAAATCGGCTCAATCCTCCTTACATTAATAGACAAATCCGTCCACTTTTCTTCCCCGTCTTTCAAAGTTTGCGCAGCCATATTAAAATTTGATGCGTAGAATGTTCTGTCTATCCATCTTCCCGGAACAGTTGGGTCTTTGTGGTGGAATGTAAATTGACTTTTGTTAAGTACAGTATTTAGTATGGTTGCTATTTCAGCCCATGTAAGCTCGCCCCATTGCATGTCATACCCGCCAATTGTTCCCATTGGTGTATTGTGCATAATCAAATCCTGACTTCTTTTAGAGTCTTCCGTAGAAGTGGTTGCGAACACCGGTTTGTAACTATCCGGTGCTCTTATAACAACGTTGTCTATTTTAAATTGTTCCTGCGGCATATTCTTCTCCTTACGCTAACTCAAATGGGTTCTTCCCATTCCGGTTTCTTCTCATTTCAGCTTCACTGATAATAATATCTAACAGTTTTCTGCCAGATGCATTAACTGTAACATTGTAGGTATTTCCGTCTCCCTGTCCTTTTCCTGACTCTTCCCGGACGATCTGCCGTAATAGGCTTTCCGGTGCTTCCAGGTTATTTCCTTTCTTCTGGTCACCTAATACCGCAAGGAATTCGCTTCGTGGTGGAATAACTGCGCCACTGGCCAGATATGGGATAGTTCCGATACGTGGAAATGTTGCATGAAATCCAATAGTCTTTGAACCAAACGGTGTTGGAACAGTCCAAGGCCCAAAGGAAAATGCAGATTCAATTCCACCAATTGCATTATTAATCATCCCAACTGCATTATTAACAATGCTGATTGCCTGATTAATCGGAGCTTTAATGAAATTAACAATACCTTCAAATGCAGATTTGACTGCATCTCTGGCGGCATTAAACTTATTAGTGATAGCATTTTTTATCGCTTCTACTTTATTAGATACGAACGTAGCTACGCTTTCCCATGTTCGGGATGTCTTGTTCTTTACGCTGTCCCATACGCCTACAACTTTAGTTTTAATTGCATTAAATACTGTGCTGGCTGTGGATTTAAGAGAGTTCCAAAGGCCAGAAAGTGTCTTTTTGATTGCGTTCCAGATTGTTGAAGTCAATGCTTTAATCGCATTCCAAGCAGTGCTGATGATGCTCTTTATTATACTCAACGCGCCTTTTGTTACGGTTTTAATTATCTCCCACGCACCTGACACAACATCTTTGATAAAACTCCATGCTCCATCCGCAATCTCTTTTATTCCCTGCCAAGCCAGTTCCCAGTCTCCTGTGAAAACGCCTACAAGGAAATCAATGATTCCGCTCAGAGTGTCTGCTACATCACCAATTATTTTAATTAATGATTTCATAACTTTTATTGCTACGGTGCCTACAACGTTAATTATTTCTGCCACGACCGGAAGCAAATTCGCGATTATCCAGTTAATCAAAGGCACTAATACCGACTCCCACAGAAGTTTCAGAGAATCAATGAGTTTTCCGAGGAATGTTTCTATCTTTAAAATCGCATCCCCTAACGGTCCCTCTAATAGCCCTTTGAACTGTTCTGCCAGTCCTTGCAAAACAGGAAGAACGTACGTGTTATATCCAGTTATCAGAGTTCCAAATATGCTTGATAGTCCATTTGCTATAGAATCAAAGAGCGGCTTTACGTGTTCATCGTATAACCTCGATATTGCGTCACTAAGGTTTTGAACAACTGTTAAGACCCCACTTGTTACAGTTTCTATTACTCCGAGGCTACCCTCGATTGCGGACTTTAAAATGTCCTTGTTGTCGATAAAAGGCTGCGCAATCATGTTAAGGATATCTCTGCCAAGTTTTGCAGCCGTTTCTGTAAGAACCATTCCGATTTCAGCAAAGATTCCGATTAAATCCGAAGTAATCTGCTGTGCGGTTTCTCCACCAAAAACTGAGAAAACATCCGCGAAGGCGACTGCAAGATTCCCTGCGATTTGCGAAATTTCAGAGCCGATATTGAACATATCTATCAGATAGTTCTTTATTCTTTGCGTGTTCTGCTTTAAAAACTTTTCAATTCCGCCTATAATGTTTTGTGCAATTGTCAATCCAATTCTGGAAAATGAACCGGCAACTTGTCCAATTGCATATGCAAATGAATCAAGAAAATTATTTGCTGCTTTAGTAACTTCTGAATCAGTAAAGATATCCTTTAAAGATTTCCATATGGAATCGAGATCCTTTTTTATTCCGTCAAAAATTGGCTCGTAATCTCCTAATCCATCCCAGAATCCTTTTGCAATTAACTTAGCCAGCTGCTTAAATCTGTCGATTATCTTTTTTAGCGGTTTTGACATCTTATCAAGAACCGTCTCGCCCTCTGCTACCTTTCCGTAATCAACATTTTGTACAGCATCTTTCATCTGATCTGCAAGTCCGCCAGTTGCGCCCGGTACTTTTGACGATGAATCCGCACTTTTATCCGTTGAGTAATTATTTATTTCGTCGAGAGGACTAAGATATCCTTTTGCCGCCTTAGTGGCTTTCTTAGTTGCGTCTGCTGTATCATTTGTTGCATCTGCCAGCTTTTCGGCATTGTCGGCAGCATTTCCATATTGGTCTGCCGTATCAGCTATTGCATCTGTCCCGGCAAGACCTGCGCCACTTGCACCTGTCTGACCAGAAGATTTTTTCCCGGTGATTAACTCCGTAAATGACTTGAAGGCATTCGCCAGAGTTGCCAGTTTGCCCAGTAAAATATTAATAACTCTCAAAACGGGAGTGAAGAGATTGATTAATCCCTGTCCGACTGTTGCCTTGAGAGATTGTAACTGCAGCTGCATCACTCGCACTTGGTTCGCCCATGAGTCAGATGTTCGAATGAAATCACCAGATGCGGCAGATAGCTGTTTCTGCACAAAAGCCAAACGAAGAGCCACTTTCTCCTGTTCTGTCATTTCAGATGTGGTTTTGCCGTAGCCGTTTGCAAGTGCGTACTGGTCAAGTGCCGACTGAGTCATTACCACGCCGAGGTCCTTGAGTGTTTCCGTTTCACCTGTAAACACTGATTTCAGTTTGATATAGGCTAAGTCCTGACTGATGTTGTAAAATGATGCTACGTCACCAGTCAGCTGTGTCAGAGCTGTTGACATGTCGTAAGCCTGTGCTTCGGAGAAACCGAACGACTTAGACATTGCTCCGAACGTTCCGACATACTGTTTTGTCATGGTTTCTGACAGTCCGGCAGAGGTCATAGCATTCTTTGCAAATTCGTTTACCTTGTCCGACATGGTTGTGAATGTAACATCGACCACGTTCTGCACTTCGGCAAGGTTAGAGCCGAGTTCTACGCATTCCTTACCGAACTGCGTCAGTTTTCCAATCGCAAATGCTCCGCCAATCAGTACGCCTATTTTTTTTACTACGCTGCCAAGTCCGTTAAAAGACTGCCTGATTGCTGATACGCCGTTTTGCACGCCTGATGTGTCCATTCTGGTATCAATAATGACTGAGCCATCAGCAGCCATGTGTCCACCTCCTAACTATTTGAGGTTCAACATCTCATTCAGCTTATCTTTATAAGCTTGCTCCTCGTCGCTGAGACGTGTTTTTATGTCAATTATGTTTTTATTCTCTTGATAGAATTTCTTTTCCCATTTATCGAACTTTTCGCCCTTTGCTTTTTTTGACCGGATTCCAACTACGGTGTTGAACAGGCACTCGCCAGATTCCATAAAGTATCCAAAAAACGTCCACCAGTGCATATAAGGTACTGATCTGATTTCTTTACCAGCAACCTTGTTCACAGCCGGAACGATCATATCTCCATCCTGTTCCCAGTCCATCAAACGGGGTTTGGGCTTGTTCGGGATATCATCGAATTGACCACAATCAATAAACTCGCAAGCTTTCTGACAAGCTTCTGTAAGATGTTCCAGGGGTATGCTTTGCCAGTCCTCAAACAAAATCTGTAACATAACAACAGCTTTCGCCTGTTCGTCCAATTCTGGGTCATTCATGGCGACCAGAATGTCAATAATTACTCGAAAATCCGTTCTGATAGAAAAATCCACCCCACTGATATTTAGTGAGGTGGGCAACTCATAGGCGGTCATTTTGTATACTTCTCCGTGTACTTATTGACCACTTCCTGCATTTTTTTCTTTCTCTTTTCAATCTCTGGAGTAAGTGCTTCATTGATTTTGTCAAGGACGATATAAGCGAATACCTGACCATTTCCAAAAACAGTTGTTGCGGTAATTGGTTCTTTAAATAAATCCTTAGATGCTTCATATCCGAGCATATAATTGATTTTGTCCTCAATCTGCTTATTAATCTCAGCCATCTCTTTGCTGGAAGAAACATTTTTAACAGATTCCTGAGCCTGCTCAAAGAAAGTTTCCAATTCTTCCGCTCTTGCTGCAACGTTAATGTCGGTAGGGTTCAGCTTAAATGAAGAGAACACTTCACCCTGTTTGTTTGTGAATGTGAAAAGAAGAAATCCATCATCAATGTTTGTATTAATTGTTTTTGCCATTTTCTATATCCTCCTAAAAATTATTCGCTGTCAGCTGTAAATGTGCCGGAACTGATATCAAATTTTCCTTTTACTCGTTCGCCGGTATAATTGACGGTAAACGGAATCTGATAGCCAGATGTATCACCGCCGTAGGAGGTCGGCACAACGTAGCAGTCCTGCTGATATGCTTCATACTTGCCTGCTGTGGCTTCTGTCCAAAGGTGAACCTCAACTGCTTTTGTTTTGAGGTTATCGTCTTTGAGACGTCCATCTACAATCTTCTGTAATGCTGTAAACAGATCAGAAGTAGTGTCTGCATAGAATGGATCAGCGTCAGAAGAAACTTCGTAGCCGTTATGTTTGAATGTGGATTCTCCAAGAATGTTTTTAGAGGTTTCGGTGTCTGGATTGAGTTCAACATTGTACTCTTCCAGATCTTTTCCAAGACGTTCATACTTCGGTGTCAGTCCTCCACAGAGAGAACCTGCATCGATATAATGAGCCATATATTTACGGTCAATTTTTCCTGTAACTGGCATAGAAATGTCCTTTCTGCCTATAACTTTAAAAGGCTGTGTAGGTTAGCGACTATCTCCAATTGATAGCCGGTTGTTACTTGTTATATTGCTTCGTAAGTATTTTCGTAGCGCACCGACAATGGTAACAACCAATCCTGTACGCCACTCTCCTGCGGTTCTAAACCATAGGAGTTGTCACGGGTGATACGTTTTATCACTCGCCCCTGTGAAAGCTCTGGAAACACATTTAAACGCGTCTCAGAGCCATTTATAATAACTGGTTCCCGGCATATCCATTTACCGAGATTGTCAAGGAACTTCTGAACAGATAGTTTCTGCCTTTCTTTGTCAGATGCTGTGCGATATACCACGTAAAATGGGTACTGGCATACCTGATGCATCGTTCCGCAAACGTCTTCTTTCTCTGAATAGATCAACGCCCCGTTGTCTGCCGAGAACGCAATTCCTGATTCCTTGCCAAGTTCTTCAAACTTGATTGTTTCATTTTCGTATAACCCTGGATACTGGTTTAGAAGTGCTTTCATGGCATCTGTCAGAATCTCATATCCAGTTGCATCTTTTCCGATAGGTTTATCCGCCATGTCTGCCACCTCCTGCCTGTGCTTTTACTTTACGAATCCATGTGTCGCCGTATTGTCGTTTAGCGGCATCGAACCACTTTGCTTGTGCCTGTGGGTGAATTTGTTTGGTGTATTCAAGATTTTCCTTTGCGGCTGTCTGACCAGAAAACTGACTAACAAGAACTTTCTTTGCTCCACGTCTTGCGTAGGGACTTCCAGTTGCTTCATCAACCATTCCTTTCCCCTCGTACAGAAAACGCCCATAAGGAGCCGCCGCCGCGCATACTTTCCCAGTTCCTTGCAAAGATGTACTCTCAACTCTTGTCCGATTGATAAAATTTCCGGTAATCATTGGCATAAATGGAACCATGCTGTCCATAACCATTCCGTCAAGGAGATACTGGGCTTCTTGATACTGTCTGGAAAACCTGTCCATATTCAGCTTGATTTTCATATCTCCATCGACTATGGAGAATCCTTTGAAATGATGAATCTTACTCATATTACTTACCCAGAATCTCAAAATGTGGAATCAGCGTATACGGACCGCCTACACTGGTAATCTTAAACACGTTGTCCTTGTTCTCATTCATGTACTGGTAGAATCCATTCCGATAATCACCATCAGATACCGTTCCACCAGTCCACTCACCCTCCCAGAAGAATGATTCATCTGAGAATGTAATAGTGTCTTCCAGAGCGTTGTTAATCTGCCTTTTCCACTCTTTAACTGGCACCCATGGGAGAACCTTACCATTCTTGTCAGTAATGGTTATATCGCCATTCTGAACAGTATAACGAATGTGTAACTGTGCGTTGTCAGTTGCGTCTGGTCCGTACTTTTTAAGAATTGCCCCCTTGTCCGTAATGAGGTCAACACCGGATAAAACATGAGGATACCAGTATGCATCTCCTGTCGTGGCTGATTCATAATAATCAAAAATCGTCACAGTTTTGCTATACATGATACCCTCTCCTTAATTATTCTTTCTGCACTGTCTGCTTAATAACCTGATTCACACCAGTAGCCGACAATCCGTTAAACATACCGACTGCAACCGCCGTGATATAGTCCGATGCCGGGAAATCCGGGATAACTCCCATTCCGACAGCTCCGAGAATTCCGCCAATAACCGCCATGATTACTGGAATCCATTCATCAGAGATTCTTTTTGATGCTTTACAGCCCATTCCTACGATGTAGCAAATCATAACGATTGCGATACATGAGCCTAATGTTGAAATGTCCATTATTCAGATACCTCCTTAAATTCTTCTTCAAACTCATCCTTTGTCATTGTATCGAAATATCCTTCTTCATCACACAAGACGTAATCCCCAGGCTCTACGAGTACCGAATCAGCCATTTCGCCATCTCTAAATGGAGCAGGATATGCGGAAATCTCAATGTTAGGTGGGTTAAATTTGTTATTAATTTTTACCGAATTGCCAACAAATTTTTCAATTTGAGCTATACCTTTAGGAGTGGCAAAACACTGAATAGCTTCAATTATAGTCGGTTTTATTCGTACATATTTCATACTCACACTCCCGCATACAATATCGGTATGCCATCATCCGTCCTTACTCCCATCAGAAGCGGCAAAGCCGTCTTTAAGAGTAAGTCGTTCGTTTTCTGCGCATCTCCGGCGGCGGCATATACCGCGCTCCATTCTTTTGCACTCGCCCCAATCTGTTGAGGTGTTGCGTAAGAGATGGATTCACTGCCAGAAGATACAGATGTTACAATGCCTGTTGAGATGTTCCCGACATTTATGTCGGTTACATTTGCCGATGCCTGATTGATAGCATTCTTTTCAGCAAGCTCAATCTGATACATTAATTCAGCCAATGAACAGACCGCCTTTTTGATGCGCTTCTGTGAGCGTTCATTTTCTGGCAGTCCATCCACCAACCTGTCAAATGTCATTGTGTCCACAAAATCACTGGCTCTTTCTGCCAGCCGTGGAAAGTCGGATTCTGGCACGACATTGCCGAATGATTCTGTATAGAATTTATAATCTGCATAAGCCATGCCAGTTACCTCCTGTGTTTATGATTTTACTGTTACGCTCGCACTTCCGGCATTCAGTGCCTTGTATGTTCCATCGCACTCAACTACTGTGATCTTCTGTCCGGTTGCCGCCTTGATGTCAGCTTTTCCGTCCCAAGAAGTCCAGTTCCTGAGGTTCTGTCCATATCCAACAGTTACTGCGTCTGTTGCAACTTTGTATTTGTATACGTTGTTGGAGTTTTCCTTAGCCGGATTTACAGTGATTTTTGTATCACCAGTTACTGTTCCTGCCGCAGATGTTACTGTCAGAGTACCAAGTGTTGGTGTCTCATCAATGGTGATTACTGCGATTGCGTCAATGTACTCCGCAAAAAGAGTAAGTCCCATAACTGCGAACGCTTCGGACACTGCTGTGTGATAGTTGCCCTGAGTGTGGAATCCGATCAGGTTTGTCTCACCAGATACGGTATATACAAGTCCTGCTCTTGCGAAGTCAGATTCGTTCGGGTCTACATAGTACAGGACAATGTTCTCAACAGGAGTAGCAATAACCTGTCCTCTCGGGATTTCGCTGTCAGACAGTAAAAAGATTGTGTTGAATCCCATAAAATCCTTCATATACTGGAATCCGAACTGGTTCTGAATAGTAATCTCAGCTGCTCCGAGATATTCATATACGTCCAGAATATTCACAAATCCAACAACACCAGTTACATTTCTGTGCATCTGCTTGAATTTGTTTTCTACTCGACCCTTAGCCATTGCCAGAGCCATCTGGAATGTAGTTTCTGTGGAAGTAAGTGTACCGGTTTTCAGATAGTCGTAAAATCTGCCGGTAACATCAGTCTGAAGCTGGAAA